CTGACCTGATCACGATTAACTCTTTGACAGTAAACGGCATCACCATCGAGTTGGTCAAAGAGATAGATTGCCCCTTGGGATTACCGTACACCCTTCGCACATTGCCAAGAATCATGACAAGTGAAGACCCGTGCTTTTTTGGGCAATATTGGAAAGCTCAAAAACATTTTAAGCGAATGGTAAATCGCGTATCACCCATGATTGAGAGGAATTGAAGATGAGTAATAGCGACATGGCATCAAAACTAATAGCAGTGATTGTCGAACAACGCAACCAAATCGTCGAGCTTGAGGCTCAGGTTGCCAGCCTGGTAAAGACTCATATCAAACTCAACGCAAAACCTGATCCACCAGAACCGGAGGATGCTTATCTGAGCGACTTTAGGGTGCTGAAAACGGCGATCGAGATAATCTCGTATGCGATGAGGCAGAAACGAGCAGATTGGGAATTGGATCTTTGCAGGAAGACAGTACTGTCGATCAGAACTTTCACCGAGGAGGTCAGAAGATGGAATGGACTGGACGATCTTGGGCCATACAAATGGAGCAGTCTGGGATCTGGAGTCAATCACCTCATCGATAAGGAGTGGGAAAAATGAGCGCGGAGCTTAACGCGGAGCTTAACGTGCAACTTAGCGCGGAGCTTGTCATAGAATTGCTAACGCCAGAAGTGGTCGATGGATGCTCGCTTGAGGATGGTCGAAAAAGAAAAACCGGATCTCCCCTTGCGCCCTGATCACCCATAAGATAGAATTTATCCGTCCCTTACCACCTACTCGAAAGGATAGAGAAATGTCATACGAAGATGAGATCGAAGAAACGGAAGAGTCGGAAAACGGATTCAATGTCCCTCGCTTCGATGAGGCCGAAACAGAAGAGTACATGACGATCTTGATCGACTCCGTGTTTACACCCGAAAGCCTGAGGAAACTGGGGTTTTTAGCCTTGGAAGACCTGAGGGAGCAGTACAAGAAGGCGGGTGAATGGCCGGATGAGCTAAGACAAGGAGAAGACTTCGGGAAAAGATTGCTCAATCAAATCGCCTGGAAAATGAACATCTGACTTGCCAGATCCTAATTCTGCGTGTACAATAATCACTCAGTCCTGGTCACGGACGATCAGAATCCATCAGCCCCTTGAGCTTGTTGCTTGAGGGGTCTTTTTTTAATATGGCACATCGATTTCACACACAGAATACGGGTAACAGCCTCTCGGAGGCAATCTCCTGACAAAGTTACCCACATTGACCTGTTCGTCGTCCGTAGGTGGCTTTACAGGCTCGCTATTGGCAATCCCTGCCATCTTGTTCCTTCGCTTGATCTCAGCAGCAAAAGCTCTTGCCCCAGGCATCCCTAGCGACTTTTTAATTTTTGCTTTCCGGCACTCCTTGCAGACAACAGCCGAATTTCCCGCCAAAGCCTCCTTGTCATTATTGACAATAGAGACAGTGACGGTTAAGTCGTTGATCCCACAGTAGATGCAGGAGCGTTTATCACGCCCTACAATGGTTATCCAGTTCGTCACGATTCGATCCTTCTTCCAAGCATTACACCGTCGATTTCAACGTATTCAAATTCATCCTGAGTTGGCTTAGGCATCAGGCAATCTTCGGCATAGTCAACGCCGCATGGGCAATTTCCATCCTCATCGCAATCCGAAGCGAATACAACTGGAATCCAGTCAAGACTCGTATCGCTGGAGGAGGATTTCAAATGCTGTTGCTGCAACAATTGGCACTTGTGCATTTCCTAGTCCTCGGAGTCGCCCTGCTCGGTTCTTTGTTCCAATGGATAATCTGCCGATAGGAGGCTCGGAAGCCCACCAGTCACTGCTAGAGGCTCGATAGAGGTCCACCCAATCGGGAAGTGCATGAGCCATTCCACCCAGTTGGGACTCAGGAACCCCCGCATTTTCGACTGGTTGTCCGTATACTGAACCGCTATGTCCAGTGCGTCCCAACTGTATCTGCCGTTCCGAATCCTCCCCCCGATATACCCGCCCTTCCAGTCTCTCACACTCGGTGTCGGCCAGTTCTCCTGCAACATCGGTCGGCGATCCGACACAACCATTGACAACATCAACTGCTTTCCGCTCGCCATTCTCCTCTGGATTGACAGAGAGTTCAGAGTACCCCTGTTCCTGTCGTCGGAGGCTGATGGTGTCGGCCAAGTCTCTGGGTGTTGAACCTGTGCTGCCAATGACCCCGCGCACTTCTCCGTCCTGTCCGCATTCCGTTGGATAAATGTCGCTGGATTCTCGCCCTTGCCAGTGTCCGTTGCTCTTGGAGTCAACCACATCTTGCTTACGGCACAAGATCCAGACTCGTTTCCTGAGGTGATTGGCTCCGCAGTCGGACGCTGAAAGCACTGTCCATTCCGCATCGAACCCGATGTCGGCCAACGCCCCGAGAACAACGTCGATTCCTCTGGTGAGGAGTGCTGGCACATTCTCCAGGAAGATGAATCTGGGTTCCACTTCACGCACAATTCGGATGAGTTCAAAGAAGAGCGACGAACGCGAGCCATGTATACCTGCTCCTTTTCCAGCCACACTAAGATCCTGACAGGGAAATCCACCACACACACAATCCACTTTACCTTTCCATGGTCTCCCATCGAATTGTTTGATATCTCCATGGATTGGAAATTCTGGCAGGATTCCATCAGCCTGGCGTTGCTTTAAGATTTTCTGGCAATATGGATCAATCTCCACAGCACATACAGGTGTATGCCCGAGAAGCAATCCTCCCAGAATCCCGCCACCAGCCCCAGCAAATAGATGCATTTCCCGCATGTGACACTCCAGTAGACCCTGTAAATATGTCAACGCAGAATATCATAATACATGTCAAACAGCAATCACTCTTCTCATATTACCGCATAAATGCGTATATCCTAACGAGATACTATCCACGCAGTCGTCATGTACATCCGCAGGAGTCCCAGTAAACGAATCGATCTCCTCGAAGCATGCATCCGTCCAGCCACCAAGAACATAGAAAATGTTTCCAGCAGATGCCGCGCGGCTAAAAGGGACTGCCCTTGTCAGCTTGTTTGACCCAGGTGAACTCCAGGCAACACGCCTTCCGGCCAGATTCTTCAACTGATGCTGCAATAACCGTTTGCCAGCCGAGCCAGGCTCAACCTCAATCACAATCGTTGTTTCAGGTCCATCTTCATCCGATGTCTGCGAGATCTTGGGATCAACGTCCTCAGCCGAATATTGCTGGCGAATCTGGTCAAAGATGATGACCTTCTCTGTACCGGGAATCAGGCCCATCAGAGTCCCTACCGTGTAATCCGACCTTCGGCCCACAGTGGCAGCACAATCCCAACTTCGGCACATGATCAGCCTCTCAGGAATCGGTCCTTGCCATGGTCTGATCCATGACGACTTCATCAAAGCACCATCCGTATCGCAAAACAGCCCTTCGACTTCCTGTTTGTAAAAAGCTCCATCATACGCCGCCTTAAGGCTTTGCACGAAGAAGTCAGGGTTGAATGTGTTGGAGTAAGATGGAGCATGGATCATCTCAGCAATGCCAGCCTGAATAGCTCGATATTCCCACCTGTTCTTCCCGCGAGGCGTAAAAGTCGCCCACAACTTACCTGGATTCTTTCTTAAGCGGCCCAGCAGAACCTTGTAAGTGTCTTCGTCACAGAACGACGCCTCATCCATGTACACAGCCCCAGCATTAGTTCCCCGCAACCTGTCCGGCTTGTCCGCAGATCTCCAGAGAATTGTCCGGTCGCCTTTGACCTTCGTTTCCATGTCCGTTTTGTTGTGGCTCATGATCAGCCCAGACTGACCGTAAAGCTCTTCAAACATACGAAAAGTGGAGTCCTTCAGGATCGTGAAAGTCGGTGCAACGACAATCGTAAGCGTCCCTTTAGGCTGGTTCATAATCTCGATTACGCCAGCACGGGTCTTCCCAGCACCCACTCCACCCACAAAAAATTTCTGCTTCGATGGACTGACCCAGAACTGTAACTGCTGCGGAGTAAACGTGCTGACATTATGTATCTGACGACGACCCGTCTTCTCCTTCCGAAGCTGCGAGAACAGGGAGTTCTGATTCATTCGTTCCAGCCGGAAGTCGTCCTGATCCATCGACATATTTTTTGACATTTTCGTTCCCCTGGTACTGCTTCGAGAGTTCTGAACTAATTTCTGCCAGTGTTTTCCCTGCGATTCGCTGCTCAACCTGGTCGTTGGACATTTGTCTGTCCCAGAACTGCAACTTGACCTCAGGCTTCGCGAATTCCATACCCCTCGTACGCTCAAGCCACCATGCCGCAGGAATCCAGTTCCCCTTCTTGGCAGCATCCAGGATCACGTTTACACAAAGGTCTCGAGTCGCGTTCTGGGCGTTATCGAAATCTATTTTTCGCTGCGGGTTTTTCTTCATGTACAACCAGAGCGTTTTGCGGTGAACACCGATGGCTTTGGCGATTGCACTGATCTCATAACCCATCTTTGCCGACTCAATAATCTTGGCCCAGTGATTACGTATCTTCTTCTGAGGCTGATTGTTAGCCAATCCCTTACGAGTCAGGAACGCTGGCTTTGTCGTCATCAATTCCAGGTTGGCTTCAACGTCATCGCTAAAGTCGTAACGAGTATCAAGATTAGGAACCTTAACAGCCTTCTTGGGCTTAACTTTAGGAGTAGACTCGACTTCGGCTTCGGTTTCGATCTCGGCTTTATGAACAGTTGTTTTCGGTGGTCGTCCACGCTTTTTAGGCGTTTCGCCGGATTCAGATGGGGCTGATTTCTTTGCCATAATTGCTTGTCGCTTCCTCGATGGAGTCGGGTTCCAGCGTCTGTTCAATAATGTCCACAACAATTTCCGGCACAGCACCCATCTCCGCTCCAGCAGCGATATAGAGTGCCATTTCGACAGGGTCAATCACCCTATCAGGCTCGGCTTCGAGAACAGATAAGCATTCATTCATATGTATATATTAACATGTTATGTCGATATAGGCAATCTAAATCGTGTTACTTTTTGTGTTGACATATTCTGTGGAATTGTGTACATTTATGCCATTGGCTGCCAGGTCGCATACTTCCTCGGTATGATCCTCAGGACACGCTCGGCCTGGTTCAGCCTTTCACTTTTACTACGGGAAGTGTATCCGCACAAGAAAGGCGGGTCGGCCATGAGCGACTGTTTCGCAGGTTTGCAGATCTACTATGTACCAACAGAAAACGACGTGAAATATCTTCATTCCCTTCCAGAAGGCATTGAGCGAGATCGCTGGCTAACTGTGTCAGGTCATAGACGAGTCGGATACGTGCTTGGGCGTTCTGAAGATCAGGTCTTCTGGGTGCTAGACGATGAGTACTACTCTGATTTTGATCACGGTCTTTTTGAACTAAAGGTCAATTCTATGAGCGATTTTTTTGAGATTATAAAAGCGTGGTGTTTAAAGGTGGTGCTGAGTAAGCGCATGCTCGTTCCTGCTTCAGTTTTGGCTGGAATGCCAAAATGTAACGAGGTCAATGGCTCATCGCCCAAGGACTCCCAGGCATGAACGAGTTAAAGCGTGATCGATGGGTAACAATCCGAAAAGCCGCGAGCATAGTTGGACTGGGTCGTCAACGCGCAATTAGATTCCTGACAGAGTCCAATGTGCGGAGTCGTGAAGTACCCCTCGGTGAATCCCGCCAAACTACCCAATACTGGCTACCAGATATTCTTAACATCACAAAAGTGAGTGACAAGAAGTCCGGCCAAACTCCAGCCTCTACATCCTAAAGATCCTCCCTACCCATGGAAGGGGAATCTCTAAGGACTGCCACTTGCAACGTCATCACTACCTCGGTGCTTCGGAAATTGCCTGTATTTTAGGCATCTCGCCATTTGGCGACAAATTTAAAGTCTGGTATGGAAAAACCCATCCAAGAGAATTCGATTCGACCCCGACAGGCAAGATGCAACTGGGGCTTGATACGGAAGACTTTGTCCTGACACAGTTTGAAAAACGGTTTAATACAACCGTCATTCGCAAACAAGAACGCATGCGTCACTGGCTGGAAGACTGGGCTGGTTGCACGCTTGACGGGATGGCTGTTGTAAACGGCGAGAAAGCTGTGATTGAAGCCAAGACGATTGGCACATCCATTTACAACACGCCTCCTGATTACTACGTCATCCAGGTGCTTTGGCAGCAGTGGGTTGCTGGCGTTGATCAAGGTTATCTGGTCGTCTGGTCCACAAAAGATCTTGCGTTTGAATCCTATCCAATTCATATTGCAGATCACCAGGATAAATTGACTGAAGCTGTTAAGGCCGGAAAAGAATTCTGGATGAACCATGTCGTAACCGAAATCCCGCCGGAACGAAATACAACTGAGCGTGCAGAAAAGGAATTGCCGGAAGACTTGCTCGAAGAATATTGTCACGTCCAGGACCAGATTAAAGATCTGACAATCAGAAAAGATATTCTTCGCCAGCAGATCGTTGAGGCTATGGGATGTCCTAGCGAATTGAAAAGCCAGTCTTCAAAATACCAGCTTGACATCACAACGACACAGACCAAACGATTGAATTCCAAAAAACTGGAGAGTGACAATCCAGAACTCGTGCAAAATTATTTTGAAACCTCGAGCAGTCAAAGGGTAGTTGCCAAAAGATTATCTGCTCGAATTTCCTGATTTGATTTTGAAGGCCTTCTTAAACAAGTCCATCGCTTTAGGCTGGCCCTTAACAGGGTTGGCCTTTTCTGCTTCTGTGGGCATATCCATGGCATGCGTATTGATCACGCAGTTTTCCCAAGGTCGTAGCTGGACGGTTGGAGCAGTAGCCACTGGCTGAACAATCGCTTTTGAACCTGGAATAAGTTTACGAATTTCAGTCTCTGTAGCTGTTCCATACTTCTCCGTCATCGCCGAAACAATCACATCGTTGATCGTTGTTCTGCCTTCCATGGAAATCAACTTTAGTTTAGCCCATAGAGCTTCCGGCATAACAATAGAGGCCCGCCGTGAGGCAGACCTCCTTCCGGTTGGATGATTATTTTTCTTGTACTTCTTGTCTGGCTTCTGAGTCATGTTTCTATCCCTTTAGAGATGAGATTCCATTCTCACAAACCAGTCCATTGAAGTCAATCACGCAGCCAGTACTGGGTTACGGATTAGAGCGATCATATCAAGTGCGGCTTCTGTAAGGCTCACAGGTCCATACTCTAAGTCATCGCTCAAACTACCGTCCATGTGCATCAATCTTCCATCCGAAGTCGGTATCAGCCAGTTACCATCACCGCAAACAACTTCGTCAGGAGATCTTAAGTAAGCCTTTATCCAGGCACAAGGCAGAGAATCATCTGCAAAGTTGCACACCAGAGCCAGAGCGAAATCCTTGGGACAAGGTTCACCCCCTCTCCAGTTCGACCAGGTCGCAACAACATGAGAATCGTTAACAATTTCAAGGCCCATACCAAAGGTCAAAGTAGACATACGAACACTTTCTATCCTGTCGAAGGTGCAAATAGGTATCGCCAAACCAGGCCAACAGTCGTCGTGACTGCCATAGCCTGATCTGCGCGGATGTATACTACTGAACATCGAGACACTAGTCAAGAGGTAAAATATTGGGGGGGGGGGTAGGCAATCTGCACACTTTGGCACACTTGATTCACACACCGCGCACCCTCCAACACTTATAGCGGTTATAGAGGAGGTTTTTGGACAAAAGTGCGAAAAAATTTTTGAAATATTTTTGGAAATACTTCGCTTCTGCCTCGCACTTTTGCCGTAACCTCTTTTACCTCATATTGTTAACGAATTCGCGAAGGATCGCGTCCTGACATGGGTCAACCTGGTTTAGCCAACCCCTTTGCCTTCATCGCCGACTCAGCCATGTACTCCTTGTCTTGGTGGACCTGTGAGTAGACCTTCATAATCATCGTCACATCCCTGTGGCCCATCAGCTTCGCCAATGTCACGGGATCAACTCCGTTTTGCAGAGCCTGTGTGCAGTATCCTTTACGGAATGCTCCCAGGTGGATCTTAACTCCAAACTTATTGCGAATACGAATCATCGCATCCTTTACGGAGGTCTTATTCCACGGGTTGCCCTGTGTGTTGACCATAATTGGCCCCTCAGAGCGTCCCTTGGCATAATCCGACAGAATATCCATAGCCCGATCCGATGCGATGTAGACCGTTCTGGCGTACTTCTTGCCCTTGGCCTCTGCCGCAGGGAACACGATCATTCGCTCATCCTTACGGAAGTGCCGAGCCTCGATCAGGACCAGTTCCTGAGGTCGCATACCTGTGTCCCAGGCAAGAATCATAAGATCCTTAAGCGGAGACTCAGGAATGTTGGACTCGATAAACGACCACTGCTCAGGCGTTATGTAATCTTCTCGGGCTTCGGGAGAACACTTTTCAAGATGCTCCACAGGGTCAATCTCGATCAGCCTGTTCTTTTTGGCCCAGCTAAACAGCCTTTTGATAGCCCGTGCAAAGTTGTAACGGCTGTTGGCCTTCCATGTCCGCTGGCTGGAAATCATGAGAGAAATCTGGCTCAAGCTGACATTCTCTGCCACCGTATCTCCTTTCACGTACTGGGCTAACTTATCAAAATACATACCATACCACTGCCACGTTCGCTCGGAACGAGACGTTTTCATCTCCTCAATGAAGGCATTACAGATGGTTTTGACCGTTGGCTTGTTCGATTCCTCGGGAACCCCACCAGCCATGATCAAGTGCCATTTGGCCCAAGATTCTGCCTTGCTTTCTGCCAACTTTATCTGCCGCTTACCAACTTGTAAGTACCACGCTCTACGTGATTTACGGTAGAACGGTTCATTTCGCGATTCCATAGCTTGTACTCGCATTTACTGCCAGTACAACAGAATATAGCCGTTTACGAACTCTAACGTCTCGCTGTAAGTTCTTATTGTCTAAGGAATGGAGACGATCGGGATCGAACCGACAACCCCCTGCTTGCAAAGCTGAGGGCAAACTGTTGTACTGTATAGGTTTAGGTCATTTTCATCCCGCCGAACAGCTCGGCGGGACAAGAGTGAATTTAGACTTCCGACCACCTGACTGTCAAGAAAAATCTTGATCCATTTCTTCAAGTTCTTTTTCAAGTTCCTTGAGGGCAGGTTTCATCATGGCGATTTGCTCGTCGAGAGTCAGATCCAAATAACATTTTAGTAAAGCTGATACGAGGGCTTCGGCTGAGACCTGTCGGCCTTCAAAAACCAATCCTCGTTCAGAGAGTTCGATGCAGTTGCGTTTGATACCTTCATGTATACGAGGCGTTGATCGGGCATTAACTCGCGGTCCAGAGCTTAACGTAGCCATTACTATACGACCCTTTCCACGTGGGACGATTCAGATTTAGACACAGGACGTTTTCGCGTCAATCAGATAGTAGTCCGGCTCGCAACGATTGTCAACAAGAAAGTCAAAATATTTTTTCCTGGACATCTCGGCGTTGACCCCTCTTCTTGTAAGGGGATTTCTGTCAGAGGTCAGGTGGATAGACATTTGTTGTTTACGACCGCCTGCGTATTTTTAAGCATTTCGTGAAAAACCTGAAAATTTTTTCGCATTTGCTGTTGACATGTTTTGCGTAAACCGATATCTTCCACTATCCCAACTAGGGGATGACAAGAAGTCTTAACGAAGGGAGTCCAGCAATGGATTTAAAGAATCAAGCTGTTGTTTTAGTACGTGCAGGAATCGCCAAAAAGATTGGCAGACCACAGTTTAGCTCGTACGAAGCAAACTGCCAGATTGAAATGTCGGTCGATCTCGGAATGGTCACGGATGAGCGTTTCCCGCAGTTGCTGGGAGACATTTACGACCGTGTACAAAAAGCAGTGGATCAGCAGATTGCTGAAGAAGTTGGTCGAGACGGGATCTCTGCCACACCACCTCCTGCCAAGCAAAACCTGATTGAGCAAGCTGCTGAACAGTCAACTGTGATCAAACCTGAAAAACCTTTCAGGGATTTCTTGCTGGCTAAGTCTCAGGAACTGGCTGTTGCTCCACAAGGGCTTGTCAAGCATTGGTACAAATGCTTTGTCGATGGCTCGGAAACAGACTTTCAGAAGCAGGGTAAAGCTCTTGCCGACTTGTGGGATGCTGGTCGCGTGGGTCCATTGGTCATGACGGAACGGCTTACTCAACAACCTGTTGTCTGATAAGAACTGATCAGGAGGATCAACCATGCTAATACTGTCAAGAAACCCTGGGCAATCGATTGAATTGTTTGGACCTGACGGGAGGTTGCTTGCAACGATGACTTACATTACTTTATCAAGCATGAGGGCGATCAGGGTAGGCTTTGAAGCTGACCCAGACATTACGATAGTTCGCTCCGAGATTTTGGGTAGACCTAATAATGGGGAAAAACCCGCTCACTCTCGGATGGATAAAGGTTCTTAAGGATCATGGGATAAACACTGTCCCGATGTCTTCGGAACAGAAAATGCCATTGATTCAAACATCGCAATATTGGAGCGGTTTTCCACTGTCGGCCATGAAAGATTTATCACCTAAGAATATTGCTGCATTGCCAGGGCTGGCATCACGTTTACTCGTACTGGACCTGGATGGTCCGCAGGATATGATCCGTGAATTCTTTCAAACTCGACCGTCTTTACCGCGAACTTGGCAAGTTAGTACTGGCGGGGGTGGTTTGCACATCTGGCTCAGATTACCTCACTGGTACTCCCGACCCATCCCCAACGTGCGACTGTGGCAAGGAACTGGCAAACACGAAGAAATCCTCGTCCTTGGTGACAGAAGGCTTGCTTCCTGCCCTCCTACTCAGTACGGCTCTGGGAAAATGTACAAATGGACGGGTTCAGTCAACCCGCTCACGGGCAAATGTGGCATCGCGCCGCAGTGGTTGCTTAGTGAAATTGAAAACAAAACGACTCAGAAGAAGCAACCTTCTACAGGATCATTGACATTTTCTGCGTCTCGATCTCTTGCCCCATCCGATGAGATCCCTGAACGACTCTCTATCTTGCAGAGTTATGGCTTGAGGCTGGCCGGAAGGCCCAATCAGGCTGGATGGATTCCATGCTATCGACCAGGTGATCCGAATGACAGTCGGCCCAGTGCCTCTGTGCGGATCGATGGCTCGGTCGTTTGGACTAGTGGTGGTTCTATGGACTTCTGGGGTGCATTGGTTGCACTCCATGCTTTTGACTCGATTCAAGCCGCAGTGGCGGCAATAAGAGGGATTTGATGAATTACGCTAGTGACTACACGAAGTCGGACGAAAAGGCTCCTCGCCGCATTATGCCTGAAGGTACTCACCTGGGCAAGATCTTTGCAGTCGTTGACGTTGGGTCTCATCCCAAGACCTTTGAAGGTATCACGAAGGATTACAGGACGATCAAGGTCGGCTTTGAGTTTCCTCCAGAGACTACAGGTGGTCGGCCCATCACCAAATGGAAGGATTGCGGGGCGTCGATGTATGCCAATTCCAAGCTACGACAGTTGGTCGAGAACGTGATTGCCAAACCGCTGAATAACACAGAGGCTGGTGAGTTCAGGATCGAATCGATTGTCGGCAAGTTCGTCTCTGTCGTTTTCACCCACTCGGTCAGCAAAAGGGATGGAGAGACGTATAGCAACATTGCACGCATCTTTCCGACTGCCAGCACCTTTAATTCTCAGGTCGCAGAGTACTCCTGGTGCGTTGACGAAGATGAAACGGCTTCTCTACCAGAGTGGCTGGCTCGGATTGCAATGCAGTCCAAAGAGTTTAAGCGGAAGACGGGTGGCAATTTAAGCCAGCCAGCGTTTGCCATGGGACAACAGGTCAAGGGTTCAGAAGTGGACTTCACTCCACCTCCACCAACGCCCGCTCCTCCAGCCCCTGCAAAAGACCCTAATGTCGCCATGACTTTCGGTTTCTAAGGATGTGGGAACGCCCCATGGAAGGGGCAACTTTTATCAGGAGGCAGTGATGATGGATGCAGACCAGAAAATCAGGGATGCTTTTTCGGACGCTGAAAAGGCTGTGCCAGAGATGGAACTGAAATACACAGTCGCCCGAGAGGCGTTCGAGACGCATAAGGATGACGATGAAAGGCAATACGAGTACATTTACGAGCGATTGGCGAAGCCTAAAAGGTCTGCTCTTGCCCGTGATATGAACGCATGGTTTTATCTTCGCAAAATAGCCCATGAACTTCTGGCCCAGTCTCAGATCTGCTTGCTTAATGCTGAAGGTGCAACACCTGGTCCACTACTTGCAAGATTGCAACGCCCAGTGGTTAGACCTCCCAGAAGTTGGCGGGTTTGCGGGATATGCAACGGCACAGGCGAAGATCCTATGATTGCTCACTGCAATGGATGCGGGGGACATGGGTATTATGCGTGAGCTAACCTATTCTGCGTTAATGGATTGCGAGTTTTCAACTTATCCGTACCAGGATGAGGCGATTGATAAGATTAGGTCATGGGTCTACGAGGACGATCATAAGGCTGGAATTCTCCAGATGGCGACCGGAACGGGAAAGACCGTAACCGTAGGTATTCTGATTCGCCAGTTGATTGAGGAAGGGTTAATCTCTCGAGCCTTGTTTGCAGTCCACCGGACAGAACTTGTGAAACAGGCAATAGATACGTTTGAACTATGCGGACTGATGGTTGGTCGTGAGCAGGGTTCTCATCACGGGTTTGCCCTGGGCGATCCGCATGTGGTTTGCACAACAATTCAGTCCATGACAAAGCGATGCAAGCGGTATCAGCCGGACGACTTCCAGTTGATCATCACGGACGAAGTCCATCACGCAGGAGAGTCCAATAAGACATACTCGTCGGTTTACGATCGCTTCCCTGACGCAAAACTTGTTGGGGTCACTGCAACGATTGATCGACCTGATGGGCAAAGCCTGAAGCGTTTTGAGGAAGTCGTTTACAGCTACTCGCTTTATGACGCGATCCATGATCCTGCTGGGCCATTTCTATCGCCTGTCAAGTTTGTCCGGTGTTCTCTGGGCGTTGATCTTCGAGGTTGCAAAACAACGGGGAAGAACGGCGATTTTGCTCAGGGAGATCTTGGTCGTAAGATCCAGCCAGCCATTGAGTTATTGGCAAATGCGATCAGTAAGGAGATCGAGGACCGGAAGAAGATCATTGTTTTCATGCCTGATGTTGGTAGCTCGATTGCCATGGCTGATGCCTTGAAGCAACTGGGACATGCTGCTGACTGGGTCTCCGGTGATAAGCCTGACCGTGACAACACGATCCAACGCTATAAAAACGGTCTCACAAAGATCCTTGTGAATTGCCAGATTCTTACGGAAGGATTTGATGACAAGCCTACGGACTGTGTTGTTCTTAAGCCGACTCGAAGCCGGATTGCATATGCCCAGATGGTGGGTCGAGGGACGAGGCTTTGCAAGGACAAATCGGACTGCTTGATTCTGGATTTCTCACACACGACAGACATGGACCTAATTGGGCCAAGCTCATTGACAGATTGTGAGGAGGTTGATTCTAAGCGTGCTGAAGAGTTGGTCGAAGAGGGCGTTGATCTCTGGCAAGCTGTGGAGCGAGCCAAGACAGAAAGGAAGCAAAGACAGGAGATTAAGGTTCCGGTTGCCAGGCTGGACATGAGTTATCGGCGGGTCGAGATCAATCCATTTGAGCTTGCGGCTTCATTGGGTGTGTCCCGAGCCATGCTGACCAACGCCAATCGATTCGGAGAGCTTGCGACTCCCGCGCAGAAGGATTTTCTGAACAAGTCTGGGATGGCAGATGTCAACAACATGACCAAGCGTCAGGCTTCTCAGTTGATCGGCCAGATCATTGACAGGCGAAACTCGGGGCTGTGTTCGATCAAACAGTTGAACTACCTCATTTCACTGGGGATGAAGCCTGAGAAGGCTCGCGGGTTGCAGTTTGGTGACGCAGCAGCAGCAATTCAAAAGTACAGGTCGAACCAGGCTGGATCGCAAGAGTAAGGAGATTCGCAGTGGAGTACACCCGTGAGTATATGGCAGCAATGGATAAGCGACTGGCTTTTGTGTCGGCTCACATGAGATTGACAACGAGATGCCCGTCATCGGAATTGATGGATGAGAAAGTGCCGTTGCCCCCCTGTGAGTTGCAGGAAATGGGACATGTCAGCGGTGTTCGCGGCGCGAAGTTGAGAGAAAGGAAGAAAAGAAATGCTGGAAAAGAACCAGGTTGGAGAGCAAAGCAGAGAAATGAAGCCAGACAACAGATGGTCAACGATAGACGGGGTCACAATCACTCTGGTGGATGAGCCTTATAAGGCCGAGATCTTCTACTATGACAAGGACGCCTTGCATTACCTGATGGTTTATGTGCTTACTGACGGGGTCTTTGCGGAAGACGAAAACTTTGGCCGATTGGCTATGGACTGGATAGGTTACTCGTCAAGAAAACAAGCGATTCAAATATTTCACTTCTACGTCACCGAACAAAGGGCAAACTCATGCAGTTGATATACGAACCAAAGGTAAAAGTTGCAACAGTGTCGGTTTTCCGAGACTACGATCTTAAGGATTATGCATCAGGCATGCACGCCCAGAACACACACAGCTTGGACCACATTCCCGAGTTTGCTGGCCGAGTATGCTACCAATCGTTCAAAAACCCTCGTCCTGGAGGCAACAGAGGTTACATTGAGCATATACTCGAGGTTGGTCATGGAAGCGTCCTGGAACACTCCTACGTGGGTCTATTGATCACAGGTGTTTCACGCAGCCTGAGTCATGAGTTGATTCGGCACAGGGCTGGAACGGCGTTCTGTCTGGCTGGAGACACGGTTGTCTACAGCGGATCACAAGCGAAAGGGCGATTTAACGGAGTCAAGAAGCGATGGACAATCAAACGTCTTTACGAGATGTCTCAGCACTGGCAGACCAAAGGACGCCTAAAGCTGATAAAGGTTCGGTGCTTCGACGGCGAGCGATTTGTGCAGGCGCACATTAAAGAGGTCGTGTGTTCTGGGGAAAAAGATATAGTGAAGGTGACATGTTCTGACGGGAAAGCCATAAGGTGTTCCGCAGATCACAGATTCCTTACGCCGTCTGGGTGGATGCCAGTAAGAGGTCTTGCTGTCGGCAACGTCTTGGCTGCAAACGGGATTCCCGCTACAGGCCTTACTCGTGAGTATCTGTATGACCGCTATGTTCGTGATGGCAAGTTGCTTGCAGAAATAGCAAGCGAATCAAATTGTTCACCGCATACGGTGCGATCCTGGCTTCGCAGATATAAACTCCAGAAGGCTCAAGGCCAAGGAATGCGGGGAAGGACTCCACACAATAAGGGGTTAAAGTATACACTGGGATGGAAACATTCTGATGAGGCGAAATCCCTGTTTAGCTCGCAAAAACTTGGAGACAGAAACCCGATGTGGAAAGGCGAGTCGGCCTCTGCTAATGCTGGAAGACTTAGGGCAATCAAGCTGTTCCCTACTGAGCCTTGCAGCGTATGCAATCATCCAGAAGGACATCGCCACCACTTAGACCGGAATACGCACAACAATGAGCGTAGCAATATCGAATTTCTCTGCAATAGTTGCCACCGATACAGGCATCTTTCTGAAGATGGGTCAGCCAGCATTCTCCGTCCGCACTGGGTTGAAATTGTTTCAATTGAAAGTGATGGGCGAGAAATGACATACGACCTGGAAGTCGATCACCCTGCCCACAATTTTGTAGCCAATGGCTTGGTTACGCATAACAGTCAGCTATCTCAAAGGTACGTTGAGCCTGGCAATCTGGGGTACATTGTTCCACCTCTGATCATTAGAGATCTTGTCGCGGAGCAATGCTTTAAATCAGAGGTGACTGCTGCGTCTGCCTCTTATGACCGGATGCTCAATGTTTGCACCACAGCTATCAGCCGGAGATGGCAGGATGATCATCCTGACGAGACAGCTGACCGCGAAGCATTGACATATATCCGTAAAAAGGCTCGCGAAGCCGCGAGATCCGTTCTGCCCAACTCGATTGAAACTCACCTGTTCATGTCAGGAAATCTAAGGGCATGGCGAAACATCCTTGAGCAGAGGGGTTCGATTCACGCTGACCTGGAAATCAGGCGACTGGCTGTGGCGATAGCTCGAGAAATCTACGTCTATGCAACAAGCGTCTTTCAAGATATGCACATATTCATTGATGTTGATGGGTATGAGTCTTTACGATTTGACCACAGAAAGGTTTGACCATGGACCATTACATCATGCTGCTCAGGCTTTTAAGGCTGATTGATTTGATTGGCGAAGTCTCGGAAGAGAGGCCTGAATTGAACTTCAATTGGTGGCTTCCTCTTGCAGAAAACAGGCTCAGATTAGAGATAAACGCATCCTCAGGGAGTATAATATAAATGATCAACTTTGAATTGGAAGTGTTCAAGGATGGGCTTGAAGTTCAGGCTTACAAGGACTTGAAACGAAAGAATCCCGCCAAGGCCGATAAGCTCCATTCTGTGGAAATCGATTTGACGAATCGGGTTTTGACACAGAGGGATGCGGAAGGCGTTGCACTCAAACGATATGAGATTAAAGAAAATGGCAAGCTCGTTGGAAAGCGAACAATATACGCACAGTCGAATCAGCAATTGCCCTGAGTATTACCGACTGGCCGATGGAAGGCCTTTTTGGCTGTTCTCAGCGACTGACTTGACCACACTGCTGTGGAGTCATGGGATTGTCGGCTGGCCTTATCATTGTGCGATATCTGCTCTGGAACATCTGTTTCGGATGGGAGTCAAAGAGGGTGAGGCAGAAACGGATATGGAGTCGTTCCAATGGTGGTGGCATGATGTGCCAGACACTCTGGGTAGACGCAAAGCATACGATCTGGTGATCCTTGAGCGTAGAAAGCTGGGCAGATAAATGGCTGTTTACATAGGTTTTGATCCAGGCTTGAAGGGTGGGATATCAGCTGTCAACGAATACGGAGACATCCTGCATACTCAGTCCATGCCTGTGGTCAAAGGTGAGAAAGGGTCGAGCATTGATTTTCATGCTGTCGCGACTCTTGTGAGAGAATGGGAACCGGACTTTTCTGTGATCGAGAAGGTGAGCGCGATGCCTGGTCAAGGCGTGACAAGCATGTTCACTTTCGGCATGGGCTTTGGAGGCTTACAGGCTGTGCTTTGCACTCTTGACAGTCCATTTGCCTTAGTCCGACCTCAGGTCTGGCAATCCGCTGTATTCAAGGGGCTGGACAAGAAGTTGGGCAAGGCTCGCTCGATCATCTACTGCCAGCAACGGTGGCCTGACCAGGGTAAGCTCAAGGATGGCCCAGCGGACGCTTTGTGCGTAGCAGTTTACGCAAGATCCCTGAAGAACTCGGGAATCATTGACAGTCGTTACTGAGACAACCGGAAACTGTAGGCCGATTTTTGCATCGATTTCGTCGGTGCTATCGCTGTGTTTTGCTGGCGAGCGACTCAGACATTCAAGTTGCAGTGACCCAGCACGACTGATCCAATCGAGAGACGATAGCAAGCAGTTTCCGATGCCCATGGATGGGCTACTTTTTTTAGAAACTTGTGTAATCCGTACATCTTTTCTCGCAGTCCTCTTCGGCTGTTCTGGGCTGTGGATGATGGCATTCAAATAGGGGAATCTCTGATTTCATTCCACCGCATCCGCACGTCCTGCGAATCTTTTGGTTGCCAAACTCGTTGAGAACTGGATCGCCCTTCAAGGCACAACCGTTGAGTATGCCGAGCTTTCTGCCTCTTTCTTTGTACCACTGGGATACGATTGAGGCTCGGGATTGGTTATTGAAGCAGTTGCGGCAGATATCGTAATCGGTATCGCTCATTTCTCGTCTAAAGAAGTTGCAAGTGCCTGGTTCTGTGCATACGCATGTGTGAGCCATTATGGTGCGACCCTGATATAGGTTTTCGATCTGTCTGGTCCACGCCCTGACGCTTCTGTGTAAGTGACTTCCATAGATATCGTGTAGTCTCCAGCAGTATCCCATTGGTGCTTGATGGGAGCATCCATGACGCATGCGTCTGCAAGTCCATCGCCCCAATCGAGAGTGACAGTTTTTATGATTGAAGCCCCTCCGAAATCGACTCGAGACAGGTAAGTCCACGGAATAAACGTGTAGGGATTTCCCACAGAACCTTTTACGGTGATATGGAATCCGCAAGTCGGCAGAAAATCCGTATTGTTTGGTCCGAATGGGATGCAGACGAGATAGGCTTCATTTCCCTCTTCATCCATTGGACTTCCTTCGTGGTCGGGGTCTTTCTCTGATGGAGGAATCGGCAGGTCACCCCCATAGCCAGGGAACAAGGACTTATTGGTCGCCTTCCATGGGATAGCGTTAGCCCTGTTGCCCCCAGTAATATACGAATTAGGACCACTCCCGACAGATTGCCTGAAGTTGACTCCGATCAGAACTCCATCGTAGTACCAACTGATGTGAACGTACTTGTAGTGGTTCAGCGGTTCTTTGAAGTTGAAGATAAAGCCCATGCTATCGGCATAAGTCGGGTCGCATCCAAATAGTTCTGGCTGGGGGTCAAATTCATGGACTGTCTTTCTGGGGATAGCTGTGGTGTAGACAGTCTCATCGGCAGGACGATCCTCTTCTGTTTTCAGCATAACAGTGTAAGGGTCTGGAATGTTAAGCTGAGGAAGATTGGACGATGGGTCGTAGTCTCCAGGCAACTTTTTCCATGCTTTTGCCACGGCTTTAATATTAAACCTGTCCAGTCCTTTGTTCTGGTTGGCCTCGATCCATCGACCAATGTGGAAGTGGTGACCTCCGCTCAACTCAAAAGCAGATCCAAAAACGGTGTTCCCGTTGTCGTCGAGACTTGATTCGCTGGTGCTATCGCCAAAATAACCGTCTTCACAAGGCGTTGAAAATGGATATCCGTATGTAAGGAAGTTTCCAGCACCACCAAAGTAAAACGATGGAAAATTGTTTTCTGGCTTTAAAACATGATCGCCAAAGTGTGCATACCACCCATTGAGCCTGATTCTTATAGCGTTGCGACCGTCAATTAGGATCAGATTGTCAGATCCAGGCTTAAGAAGAATGTTTGTTGCCTTACTAGGTAAGATGTAAGATCCGTATTCAGAACTCCAGTCTCGAATCCCAGGAAACCTCCCATGCAGCATGACGCTGCATTTACCTGACAGGCTAAACCGAAGCTGGTGGTTAATTTTATTCAAGCTGTCGCCTTGAGGACCATACAAATAACTCATCCGTATCGGACCTGGGAAACGATTCCATGATACTGGAACGAAATTTCCATTTGAATCTACGTACGACTGAACCACTTCACCAAACGAGTGTCCCTCGAACTCAGTTAAACCCCTGAACAGATAATCAAGACCAAAAAATTCTTCACCGTCGTGTACTGGAGGATTTACAAATTGAGGCCTGTTGTACCAGTACTCTGTGAGGTCTTTCCATCCGCTACGATTCGTCCCAGGGTTTAACTCAGACTGCTGGGTTACGTTGAGGTCAATCTGCGATGTCGAAGCAGAGGCTTGGAAGTACCAACCCGACCACCCGCGAAACTGGTAGACCTTGGAGTCTCCGTTCGAGTCCTGAGCCGAAACCCGCCCGATTTTAAAGTCCTGAATGTGCGTTATAGCATCCTTGTCAGGGATCGAGGGGTTGACGTAGTACTGACCTGTGTCAGGATCGACTAGATCGATATAACCAAATTCCATGATGCCACCAAACCCGAATAAGCTGACAGGCCAGCCTGGGTCTTGCGGAGCTTTGCACCCTCTAGGAAAAAAAAAATAAAACCCCGGTGTGAGGATCTCGGGTTACTGGGTAAACCGTACTGACGTATTTTACAGAGGAATTTCCTAAAGTCCCCTCTGCGGTTATCGGTATCCTCTGCGTGGGATCAAAATTGTAAACCGGATCAAAAGAGAAATGCCCGCTTCGAGAGGACGACTTTCTCCAACTGCCAGCCCCTTGATCAAACTGCACTTCTGTCCATGAGTACCTGTAGATCACCCTGCCGGATGCAAAACTCTGGTCAACCTGTTCAGCGTTTTCTTCGTCAATCGAGACCCAGAATGATTCAACACCAGATACATCTGGTTGTACCGACCCGAATGTCGATCCGCTTTTGACGTATGAGCCAGGACCGTAATAACCTGTAGTATTTGTGCTTGCCGAGTTGCGGTTCAGCTTGGAGGCCGAAAGTGGTTCGCCAGCCCTAAATCGATCAGTCATGTTTATGCCCCTAGATAAGCAACCTTGCCGCCACTGAGCAGCGAGTTTACGCTTGCGGTTTCGGTAAGTTTTTGAAGGAGAGTTGCCATTTCAGCCGTGTTTGCAGCAGTCTCTTCGGCAGCGTTTAGCCCTCTATCAGAACCAGCGATCTCGTCTCGGAATGCGGCAGGAGAGAAGTAAGACGAGAGTCGGCCTTTCTCAGCCATCGGCGGGAGCGGTTGGAACTTGGCTTCGCGTTCTGTGGACATAGTGATAAATTTCATGACTTCCTTGTACATTTCGGAGTCAGGGACATCGGGCAATCCCTTGCTGAAGAACTCTTTAAGATCGTCGATACTTCTAATGTTTTGAAATGATTCGGCCAACTTCATAAGCCTGTCGCCAACTCCACTGCCAGCCGTATCCTGTGTGCCGTAGACGAATGACCGAGGGCTTCCTGCTGAAACAGCATTGATTCTAGCCTGAGCCTCAATAACGGCTTTTGACATACCAGGAAGTTTCGTACCAGGTCTTGCGATCAACCCTCGGTTTTCACGATTGAGCCTTATTGACCCTTCGACAAGTTGTTGATCCGCATAGAACTTTTTGTCTGCTTCCTTCTGGGCGGGAGACTGGTATCCTGTTTGTCGAGCTATGAACTCCGAGATGGAGATAATGGTGTTGCCCATATCCTTTAAGGCTACTTCAAACCCGCCAAATGACTCAATAATCTTAATGAAAACGCCTGTCATCTTCAGGCTGAAGACAACGAGATCCCTTGCAATAGTAAGGATTTGAATTCCAAACGCTTTGCCATACTCCATGATCGTGCTTCTGGCGTTATATGCGGCTAGCCCAAAAGCGTAGATATAGTCACCAGCACGCGAGATCGCGTAGACAAAAGATGTCAAGGCAGAGCCAAACCCACCTCCAGTGCCTCCAGCACGCATATCTTCAATTGACGCTTTAGCACCTTCCGCGAACCCTTTGAGCTTATCGTACACGGTAGTCAACAGAGTGTTGCTGACAATCAGTAAACCCTTGGCAAATGGTTCAACAACCCGCCCCAACTGGACAAACATGCCTTCAAACAGACCGAGGATCTTACGCTGCTGGTTAGCGAATTCATACTGAGTCTTCTCTAAGTCACCTGTGAACGGCATCGTTTGACGCTTGAATTCTGAGAGCATCGACATCGTCCGGCCTTCAAACATCGTCCCTGGCTTGCCCCGCGAGGCATCGTTCTTTGTGATCTGGTCCAGCATTGGAGCAGACATTGTTACGCCCATCCGTCTACCTGGCGTAAACCTCCCAGCAATCATCGACTGGATCATCTTGCCCATGTCATCGACTGAAAGGTTCAACACTGATCCTGCTTCTGCGACCTGTTTAAAAATATCCACGGCAGCCTGGGCCGACTCATCACTGGAAAGCGATGTTGTTTGGCGAACCTGTCCCGCGATACGAGTCATGAGCCTGAGCGAGTCGGTTGCCGAGATCCCGTATCTGGACTGATAGTCCATCGAAGTGTCGATCAACTTGCCGGAACCTTTACCCACGTAGACCTTTGCGGCATTCTCTAATTCTGTCAGGGTGGATGCGGCTTGTACGGCTCGGGAGAGAATTCCGCTCACACCAAGGGTCAGATTCGTCACGAAGTTAATAATCCCGCCCACAGCCTTGGAAAGCGAGTCCACAAAAAAGGTTAACGCCTTGGAGGCGATATCTAAACCTGTCATCAATCCTTGGCCGAGCATGGAAACAAATGGGCCGACAACAGGGATCATGCTACCTAAAGACGTTGCTGCTGCCAATCCGATCTGAGTGAAACCCGCCAAGGTTCTTACCGAGTCAGTGCCAACGGAGGTGATACCCTTGAAGAGGCCTTCGATACCACGACCAGCCGAGTAAACACCATTGTTCATAATGTTGGCGGCATCGCCTAAAGCAAACGGGTTTCTTTCTGAGCCTGGGAATGGACGCTGGAAGACTCTGAATCGGCTCATCAAGGGCATCTGGCCGGGATTACCGAAACGTGAGACCATAAGCGGGTTGCCCGAACCACCGTTTAACAGGCCTTTGGCTGATTGGAGATCAAAGAGATTTTTGAGTGCGAGCTTACGTCTCCATGAGTTTGTCGCGAGATTGCCGAGGGTGTTACCCATAGAAGAATCTGAGATCAGCTTGTTGCGAGACTTTCTCGCCATTTCTTCTTGACGTACTGCTGCTCTTTCACTGGTCTTTGCTGCCCTCTCTGCTGCCTTAGCGTCTCTGTCTCTGGCTCTGGCAATGGATGCGTCATATCGTTTCTGGGCTATGCCTTGGTCGATTGGGCCAACAAACAATGCCGATCCTTCCCTGCCTTTCAATCTAGCGTCTTCCTTGCCTTTTGCTACCATCCTTTTGTACGTCTCGTTTGCTGAGTTCTCACGCTGCTTGGCAATGAAATCGGCTTCTCTTTTCTGGAACTTGATAAATGAGCGACGGTACTTGGTCATTGCATTGAGATCGCTATCCTCGTTGCCACCTCCACCACCACCCGTACCTCCTGATCCACCTGATCCACCACCAGAGAGAACTTTGACAACTCCGATATTTTTCAAGCCTTTGAGGGCTGTGGCGAGACCGTCGGCGCGGAGTCTGGCGACTGCAAGTTTACCGTTCAGGGCATCCAGAGAAGAAAACAGCTTTGATCCACTGAAGTTAAGCTGGAACATCGAGTCAATCTTGGCGTTGGCTTTCGCCGCTACCCTGTTGATCGTGGAAAGAGCTTTAGTCAGTTCGCCGAAGTCTGATCCCGTGATATTGACAGAGTTGGACATGGATCAGCCCTCTATTGTTATTTCTGGGTCGAATTGGACTTTGTCGCCCACCATCCCGTAGTAAAGAAGGTTCTTGAATTCCTTGTACGGGTAAGGGTATACGGCTTGCCAATCGTAAGGTTCTACTGGGGTCATCGCTACTCGGTGAACACGTCTACCTCCGGATGCCGGAAGCATTTGCACTACGTAGCCAGTTTTAAATGACGGGTTCTTTGCGTCCGCTGGAACTTCATTTGCTTGAAATCCTATTGACGTTGGCGCAGATCTTCTGCTGTACCACTTAATTACTTGGTCTGGTGACGGCAGATAGTCGCCCGTATACCTTGCCTGATTCCATTCCATGTTAGGATTGACGATAAATTCGTGCGAGATCTCGTAGCCAATCTTCCCTGTGATCGGACTTGTAGATTCAGTGATCTCTGCGGAATTGTATAATACTCTGCCTCTGGAATACCCCAGAAAGGACTTCCTGTTGACGCATCCGATGTATAAACCTTCGGGTATGGCTTGCGGGCCGACTTCCCCAGGAAATCCCGTTGTAATTTTTAAGTCTAACTGTCCAGGATTACCAATAGGACCAGCGTTTAACAAGTCTTTAAGGCTAACCCACGGATATGATACTTTGAAAGTGATCTGAGCTTCTCTGACAGGAAATCCTGTTGATATTGGTTGAATCCATTCAGGCTTACCCATGTAATCAACGGGTGCGAGCTTATTCATATTGCCTGGGTCGGACTGGTCTCCACCTGGAGTTCCTTTAGGAATTACAATTACGTTAGGATCTATAAAAGTAAATTCCGGTTGCCCATCAAGCCTGGTGGGAACAACTCCCATTGGTACGTTCTTGAGCGACTCCATTCGCAACGAAGGCTGTATGTCGATTTTTGCGTAACGAATTCCATATCTGTTCTGATACGGATCAGGTTGCCAAGTGATATTGATTTGCCAGAATTGAGATCGGATGCGAGGAAACGGTTGCTGATAGTTCTTTAAGAAGTCTGTTTCTATTCCTTTTGTGGTCGTCATACGGAGTTGCTGCTGAACCATTCGGGTAAACTCAAGAACATCGGCATTGTCCTTGTCCCATCGAGTCGTATCCCCAGTGTTGGACATTACTCCAAGCGAAGTCCGAGTCCCTGTGTCCGACACAGTCTTGGATTCTGATTGCGAGTCGAGTAGATCCGTTCTCGGTATAAGCTCAATATCCGTAATGACTAGATTTCTGTACTGGTTCTTTCCATGGCTGCGAAGGTCTTTATCGTTGGCAATATCCGTGTCCCAGAACTTATTGTAGTAAGAGTAACGCTCGCGATTCCAACTCAGCATTTGCCTGAGGACGACAGGTAAGTACGCTACGACAGCCTTCTCGGTAGGACGACCATCTTCACTATCTGCTATAACTTTGCACTTCCAAGGAGCAACCCACGACTGCTGACAATTCGTCAATCCGTTTTTGCCGTAACCTACTCGCCAGCCAGTCATATCGGGGAACCAGTAGCGAGTGTGCGACTGAATGATTCCTGGGTCGAGCCATGAAATATCTACATCGCTTGGTTCGTTTGGAATTTTATCAATTTGATTGTATGGGATACCAGCTACAGTAGTCGGGGTCGGAGGATTGATTATCCAAAAGGGGGTTGGGTCAGCCATTTACAATTCTCCGGTATAGATCTGGATCAACTTCGCCTGGCGGGATCGTGTTTTCAGCCATCAGAGCAGCGATCTGTAGAGGAGTTAGATCAAGAACCTCGCTGAAGGACATATGCCCATCAACCACAAGATTCTTGATCAACTTCTGATAATTCATTCCTGAATCACCTTTATGCGAACCGCTGCTCATTCCGCTTTTGGGTCGTTGTCTGGATCTTCTCCAGAGACTGCAATGGCGGCAATCCGCATGAATTCTGCGTAGGAGAGTTCCCCGTACAGATCTTCAATCGTGGAATCAGAGACACCTTCGTTACGACCGATTGCGGCTTTAAGGAGTGCCTTCTGGCCTTCGTCTGAGTTGACCAGTAATTGCAATCCTTCTGGGGATGCAACCGGAGTCGGGTAGAAAAGATCGGCTTTTAGAGCCTCCTTCATGACATCTCCCGCCACTTGCTTATCCATTCCGATGACCAACTTCTTGGCCTTTTCTGATGGGAATGGTTGCAGTTTGCGGATGATCGCCTGAAGTACGCCCTGATCGCGAAGTGTAAGCTGACGAACCCGAAAGGTCGCTCCTGCCATCTTGACTTCGATTCCAGAGTTAGCCAGCTTGTCGATATAGAATGCTTCTGACATGGTGAGTCCCACCTTTCAAGTGGATGATTAAACGGGAGCTGGGAAAAGCGTCGATGCTGCAACGAAGCCAGTGACGTGCTGCGCACCGGAGAGTTCTACAGCCATAGAGACCTTGACAGCATCATCAGGACTGATGGTTACGCTGCCCGTCTTAAAGAATCCGTTCTTCTGCTCAGTACCAGCAGCGGTTGACCCAGGTGGGATCAGGCTTAATGGGTATTCTACGTTGGCGGCTGATGCGTCAGGGTCTTGGACTGTGTTGATATATAGGTAACAGGTTTGTCCAAGATACGACATGATGTCGTACATGCTTGTTGCTACGCCCGTGTTCTCGGTCATGCCAGGGCCAGGAGTCTTCGAGACCGAAGACGCGATATAGCCAGTAAAAGATGCTGTTCCAGACTTGAGTCCAGGAAGTTTAACCTTCCACCCGTTTTGGCAATTGGAGTTGATTTCAATGGTATCCGTGTCCAGAGAGATACTTCCCTCAGAGATACAGACTTCAAAAGCTACGGGAGTCACAACTCCAGCCGCAGACGTATGATCAAACCAGATAGTGATTGATGAGTTACGCCCGAGAGCGTATTTGTCGATTGGTGTTGGTCTTGGCGTTACTGCCATCGGAGTCTCCTTGGTGGGATATTAGTGTCTGACTCGGAATTCCAAAGTCGCTGTCCATATGCGGTTGCCTGTGAGATTAGGCTGTTCGCTGTACGATGTGGCTCGATTGAGCAAGGTCATGTCGGCAACCCCGGCAAACTGTTTACGGTCATAAGTCTGGATCGCTTGATCAGCCAGAGACTCGCAGTTCGCAAGTGTTGTGTGAGCCACGCTTAGCTGCAAAAGAGACTCCGTCCAGAGAATCGCGTTTCCGCTAAGTGTCACCTGGTTGCTTTGCACCACGTTGAGTGCTGCATAAGGTGGAAACAAGCCTTCAGGAATAGCCCCGACATACATCGGAGCTACTGAATAAGCTGTCCAGCGGTTGACGATCTGGGCAAATGGAATCATCGTTGGTAGGCGATTGTCACAACGGCATCGGCTGTGGAGTTAGCTGTGGCACACGTCAAAGTGAAGTTGGCGGCTGTGACAGCGATTCCATCCAGAGGTGCGCCAACTTGAGCATAGCCGTAGGACGGAACCTTGATGATGTCGCCCGTAGCACCTGTCAGGTTGTCAAAGACAAAATTGATCGGCACATTGGAGTTGTTCTTGACGCTGACAGAGTTGACCTTAGAGATCGTGCCAGTGTTACAGAACAAGTCCGGGAATGAACTGAGCGATACGGTAGTTGTCGCATTGGCCGCGATGCCCGTATAAGTCTTCTTGAAGATGCGGTCGGCGTACATCTGGGTGAGTTCTGTCGCTGTAGGCGAGGCGGGAACCCCTGTGGATGGCCGAGTGACGGATGATAGCGAGTTCGACTGGGTGACCGTGGATGTGCTATTCACATCAGAATCGGTCAGAGTCATGCTGGTGGACGCGCTGATTACGCCGGAAGCTGTGATAGGCATGGATGTTCCCCCTGTAGTAGTACCGTTATTACCAGTGTCAGTGCCGATTGAGATAGGCATTTACGAAACCCACCCCTAGAGACGATTTTTGTTGTCGGAAATGTACGGAACACGAAGACCACGGTTGTAAGTGACCTTGAGGGTCGCTTTATCTGCGAGCGATTTGAATGCAGCTGGAAGTTTGTCTCTCAGGTAATCCTTGTAGACTCCCTCCAGTTCCTTTGCGATTCCCGGCCAGGCTAGCCTCGAGAGGTAAGGTCTGGGTGGGTTCCACTTCGGGCCATCCCGCTTCTCGCTCTTGGGGACAGACTGCCGTTTGATTTTCTTGCCTGAGCCTTCGCTTTTAGGTCGTTTGTCGCCAAACCCGTCGTTACCCTTGGACCACCAGCCTGACTCAAGGAAGTAGCTGTAATACTCAAGGCGACTGCGTTCTGATTCATCAACAGCCCGAGGATTCACCTGAATGATTCGCGTTCCGATGGAAGGTGGCTTCCGAGCGGGATAAGGCGTGATCATTGATTTGTCGCTGAAGCCTTCTCTTTGGATCTTCTCTCGCCATGCATAATCTGCTGGTTTCTTAGAGGCGAATCTCTTTTCACCGTCTACAGAATTACTGGCTGGTCCTGGGAATTGACGGGATTCTACGCCTCTTCGCCAGTGAATTGAATCACGGAGAGTTCCAGTCCTGCTCGCAGGGGCTTCGCCTGGGAGGGATGAAGGTGGGTATTTTACGCTTAATGATCTCTTCACCCGTCTAACAGCGTGTTCTGCTACGGCATCCAAAGCAGCGGAATTCACCCTGAAAACATCGTTGTTGTCTGAGATCCACTGCTTCGAGGCCTTTTGAGGCATGCTCTGGCTGGAACCGGACGTTACGCCGCTCTTTGCGATCTGATTAATCAGCTTTAAAGCGGAGTTAATATCCATCAGGATGTCTCCACTACGCATTCAGCGGTTGTGTGATGGCTCAAAGAATTCCAGTCATTACATCTTACCACGTTATAAACATATGTTCCAACCTTTATCTGATTGCGTGCCGTAAGGTTACGCGAGCCTTT